AGCCAAACTGCTGCATGATCTGCTCTTGCTTACCGGCAATCATGGTCAAAGCCTGAATGCGCTCGCCGGTGTCGCCATTGCCCAGACCGATATTGACGGTCACATCCATGTTGGAATTCCAAACACGCGGGTCAATCTCCACCCACTCATTACGCAAACGCACCATGCGGGGCTTGTCCTGATGCGTTGTCATCAGATACAAAATGCCCTTGAATAGCTTTTTCATGCCCTCGGCCAAGAGTCTGGCTTGCAACTCCAAACGGCTTTGGCTGGCGCTGACGGTAGCCGCCACCGCTGCTTTGGTGGTTGACTGCAAAGCGTCAGGATCAAGTCCCATGGCGGCTTTGCTCATGCCGGTGCGGTCTTCGCGCATCTGATCCATGTAGTCCAGCATGGGGAATGCGGCCTGACCGACAAAAGGTGAGCTAAATGGCTGCACCATGCCTGGCGCTCTCATGCGGATGATTGCGCCTGTCTCGTTGTTCAGCACATCATCAATATTGACCTGACCCTCAACGATTGCCGTGCGCGGATGAATTGACTGCGCCAGCGAGTCCAAGGTATTTCGTAACACTTCGGACTTGATTTCCTGAATGTCATGCGTCAGATCAAACACCGACATGGCCTCAAGTGGCGAGGTGTGTGGCTCTGGATCACAAGGGAAATCGACAAATGGGTTATGGCTGGCCGGAAGATTCCGAACCATGGTGTAGCCAGAACCCATGCAGCAAATCTTACGCAACTCGGCGATGCCGTCACCGTCATAGTCAACGCGGATATAGGACTCGACATACAGCACGCGGCGTTGGCCAGGATTCAAACTATCGCCCGATCCCATGGTGGTGGATAGCGGCTGACGCGCCAAATACTCGTCATTGCTGTCCAAGTCGGTGCTGGAGATGTTCTCCTCGATCTCGTCCAACTCATAGCCCATGGCAAGCAAATCGTCCACGGTTGCCATCTGACGGTGGGCGATGATGCCTGCATCTTCAAATGACCGCGCTCTGCGATCCAGCACCAACTCTTCAGGTGGCACGGCCATTATGCGGATGCGGCCATCCTTTGTCTTGCGCTTGATCTGTACATCGTGCAACATGGGTTGCTGCATCGCTTCAACCGGCAAAGGCAAGCCGGTGGCTGGATCAACCTGTGGCTGCATCATGTCCATAGGCATAGATGGGTCTGGATAACTGACCACAATCTTGACCTCTGCACCTTCCTGCATCAGCAATTGCACGGTCTGGTCATCGAGTCCAGAGTAGTCATCAATCTTGACCTCTTCAACCTCGTCCCACCAATACTTTGCAATGCCGCACTTACGCACCAGCGAATCTTTGAACAACGCATAGGTGGTCATAAAACCGTTGTTGTCGTTGCTGAATATGTAATTCGCATAGTCAGTCGCCTGCTGAGTGCTGGCAACATCTTCAGGACCGCGCGGCACATACTCAACGACATTCTCACTGCTGAAGAAGACCTTCATCAGACTCGGCAGCATGGCGCTTACGGTGTCGCGCACCTCCATCGCCACGACTTGGCTGCGGCCATCTTCCTCGTTGCCAAAGGGATCACCACGGTAATACTCTGTACCCTTGGCGCGGATGGGAGAGATGTCGGCATCAATGTAGGAAACCGCGTCTTCCAGTTCACCGGCCACGATGCCCTGCAACTCGGTGTCATCCATCGGATTGACTGCCGCGATGTCGGTGCTCACTTGCATATCGTTGATCATTTCTTGTTCCTTCTGGATATGGCTTTTGCCTTGGCCTTAGCCTGTTCTTTTGAGTTAGCCCCCCAAGCCTTGAGAGACAACGCTAATCTGGTTGGCTCGCCATTCTTTTCCATCGGGCCAGGCATATTGCCCATTCTCGCAAGGAATGATGCCCTGCGCGGATTGTCGCCAGACTTGACAGGCGCTTTCAAGTTCATGCCCTCGGCCTTGGCGCTGGCGCGTCCCTTGGCATTCAAGCCGCCTTTGGGATTTTTCCCTTCACTACGCTGCCACGCTGGTGTTTTCATAAGGCACTTTCTTCAAAATCACATACATAGAATCAACTGCACGCGGCAGTCGCAATATTTCATCTTGCGGTAATTCTAGGCTTGCACCGTAATTGCTGAGACTCATTTGCAAATGTTCCATCTCAAATCTGCTGCCCTTCCAGCCCAAGTACCACGCCCATTCACAGTAGTACACCCAAGATTTTTCGTTGAATGCACGCACATGAGTCGGGTCTTGCCACGCGCCATGACTCAAGTCATACGGCACATGAATGTGCATCTCGCCACCCATCTCCAGCAAATCACGACAGTTGGTCATCGCCTGCACTAAGTTCGGTATGTGCTCCAACACATCATTGGCGATGATCTTGGAAAACTGACGGTCGATCTGCATCGGCGCACCAATGTCCACCACCCAATCAGCGCCAACATCTGCGCGAATATCAGCATTCACGCAATCGGCTCGGCGATCCTTGCCCGAACCGAGATTAAGAGTTAAACCACTGTTTTGCATATTCCGGTCTGTTCTTTAAGAGCCACGGTATTGCGGCCTTGGTCAATGCGTCACCGTTCATGCCAACAGTCTGGCTGCCAATGTGATGCACATACGATCTGCTCAGGTAATGGTGAAAGCCAGCGGCACGCAAATCTTCGCAATGCACATCATCAGAATACCAATTTAGTGGGGGAAACTTTGCAGCCTCCCACGCATCACGCCCGATCCATGCAAAGATAGGGGAGGGGCATTCCATAGGCACAATTGCGTCTTCATAGGGGTACTTGAAGTAGTGCAACTGCTGATCAAAGGGGTTAGATCGAATATTTTGCACAGGTCTGGACGCATCACAACGCGCAGAAACCCAACCCACAGGCTCGCCAGTTTCAGCTTTCAACTGCGCCACATCCTCCATCAGCAGGCGGTAGCTGCTGGGAGTCAGCACGATGTCATCGTTGGCGCAGATCACCGACTCAAAGCCATCGGCAAAGGCGCGATCCATGATGTCGTTGTAGTCATCACCGAAATTGTGCGCTGCACCAAAGACTTTCAGGTCAGCGTCAAAGCCGCCAATAGTGGACTCTGGACCGCGCAAATAGACAGGCACTTCGGGACAGTACTCGGCGATGCTTGTGAGCATCACCCGCAAACCTTTTGCGTGTACTGTCGAAATGCATATCGGTGAGATCATCGATAACCGGCTGTCTTCTTAGCCACCGCTTTGGGCTGTTTTGCAAACTGCTTGCCCTTGGCCGTTGCCACGCGCTTGGCTTTGGTGGTCGCCGCGTACTCTTGTGGAGTCAGCGCCTTAATTGCAGCCTCCGGCAAATAACGCTCGCCTGTCTTAGCTGACGGCTTGCCAGACTTGGTGCGCCACTTCTGCGCCGTCCAATCCTTTAGAGACTGCTGCGGATTCTTCATGTCTTGTACCCGCCACCTTTGGCTTTGTACTCTTTTGCAAGCAATTGGGCTTTCCTCGCAGACCACTCACCAGGGTCCCCACCTGATGTCCCAGCCTTAATGCGCTCAAACAAAGCCTTTCTCATGGTGGGCTTGGTGTAGACACCAGCCTGATTCACCTTGGACTTAGGCTTAGTCTTCATTTTTCATTCCAATCTTGATTGTCAACAATGACTCAGGCTCTTCACCCTCACCCTCATCCTCGCCCTCTTCATCCACCACCCAAGCCGAACAGGTACGGCTGGACGCGCACTTGAAGTCGAATATCTCGCAGTAACCCAAGTCACCGGCATCAATCACCGCCCAAGGGTCACCCTCGTCACCAATGCCCTTGGCGATGCACTCCAGCATGGAATCATCTTGGTTGAACGCGGCACAGTTACCGCACAGGCTTTGCTTGGCCTCGTCCTCGGACACTTCCCACTGATCAGCCATCTTCATCCAATACTGCTTATTTGGCAGCTTGGGATTCTCAGGACCGTAGTCGGCAGACTCAATCGCCTTGCCGCGATTCTTCAAGTTCAGCGTGATGTCTTGCGTTGCCATGGGGCAACTCTCTTCGCCACCCTCATAGCCCTCGTCCTGATCCATGGCCTGATCCATGGTGCGCTTGAGCGTTGCCATTAACGCATCCCCTTGGTCTTCATGTTCTTTGCTGTACGCGCACCGCGCATGGGCATCTTGGCTTCGGACATCGCAATAGCCACGGCCTGCTTAGGATTCTTGACTACTTTGCCGCCTTTGCCAGAGTGCAATGTGCCAGCTTTGTACTCGCCCATCACCTTGCCAACCTTCTTCGCTGCCTTTGTCATCTTCATCGCGGTTACTCCTTAAAGAATTATTGAATTATGCAACTCTTGAGAGGTTTCTTTTCAAGGGTTGCGCCCAGTTGTTGCCAGCCTTCGATCCCATCATGCCGATCACCGCATCTGATGCAAAGGTCAAGCAGAACGCATCAGCCTTGTCAGGTGAGGCCAAACCACGCTTTTTGATCTCGTCCTTGCTCTCGATCTGAATCTTGCCGTTACTCGTAAACATATAACGCACAGTCGCCAACTCAGCAATCAGCAGCTCATCCTTTGGCAGACGGCAGTCCCGCTGCTCCAACCACGCTTTGGCCTTGTACCAAAGCTCAGCCTTCAGATTCCGATAAGTGCCACCCATGGCCGGTGACTCGGCCACATTGATGCCGCGAGCCGGCAGCTTCAACTCCCGCAGCCGATCTACTACGCCAGCGCCAAGTCCAATGCTGTCAACCAATATCTCTGTCGGGCGGTCGCTTGGCGCCAAAGCCTCGTACTCAGCCACCACTGCGCCGGTCAACTGCATCAGGTCTAAGTTTTTCCAAGTCTTGATCGGCTCAGTCACCGCGTTACCACGGCGTTTGCACAGCGCAGATCGGTCAGAGCCAAAGCGTGCCACATCCAATCCCCACACCAGTGGCGCGTAAGGCGAGCCTTCAACATCCCGATTCATCGCCAAGTCCAGCAACTCCATGGGTATGACGGTATCCTCGTCAGACTTCGGAAACTCACCCAGCACGCGGATTCGGTAGGCGTTGGACTCCTCACCGTAACGCGCCTTCATCTCCTCGATGTACGCCTCAGACACTCGCGGCGAGTCGGCGCATGACACCTTCATCGTCACCCAATCTCCGGCCAACCGGTTGTGGGTGTCGTAAAAGAAGCCGCTGGAGCGCACTGGATTGCCAAGTAACAGCGTCACGGCGTTGTGGCCGGACATTGAGCCGGAAGCCGCCTCAAACACCTTCTCAGGTATACCGGATGCCTCATCCCCCACCAGCATCACATGATCACTGTGAACCCCCTGCAAGGCTTCGGGCTGCTCTGCCCTCGATGTTCTCGCCGAGATGAACGCCTCCTCGTTTGCGCCAATCACCTCAATACGGTCCTGCTTCACATCCAATTGCTCGGCCAGCATCGGTGGCAGTACCTTCACCCAACGCTTGACCTCGGCAAATAAGGCATCGTAGAGCTGTGAGCTGGTCGGTGCTGTCACCACCACCTTGACCGGAAAGCGCAAGAACAGATACCAAATCATCGCCCAGGCTGACGCTGTGGACTTTCCCACGCCGTGGCCTGATCTCACGCTGATGCGTCTGCTGCCTGACGCGATGTGATTCAAGAATTCCACTTGCCATGGGTCAGGCTCAGTGTTAAGGACTTCCTTAACAAACAGGACAGGGTTATTCTTGTACAGCTTGACGAATTCGATAAAAGGGTTATTCGTCAGCAAGTCATCAGAATTTTTTTTCGGGACGCGCTTTTTCGCGGTGGGGGTGGAGGGGGTCGGGTCAGTCATTTCGGTAGGTGTTCGGTTGCGTCATCAACCGCCCCCGCCGCAAAGCGCAAGGGGGGGCATCGCGCCGCGCCAGCCAGCAGGCCGGTCGCCGCGGCCACTTGACGGCAGAAAAGTTTCCACATGGCACTATCGGAATCTGAAGGCTGAGCTTTGGTACAAGGCCAAAGCGTGGTTGGAGCAGCGGGACT